GGCGGCGGCGCAATCACCAAAGATCAGATCATGCAGATCAAGGACAGGGCGGAGCGCCGCGCGGCGATCGCTGCAAACATCAATCTTTTTGAAAATAAGAACGGAGGCTAATTATGGCTGCTGAAACTAATCTGATCAAGAAAAATGACCTCGCCCGTGTGCGCGAGATCGAATTTACCGAAATGTTCGGTTACTCCATCAAGAAGCTGATGGAGGCGCTCGGTGTGACCCGCAAGATCGCAAAGCAGGCGGGTACTGTGCTCAAAAGCTACAAGGCAACCGGCACGCTCGAGAGCGGCGTTGTGGCCGAGGGTGACACCATCCCCCTTTCCCACTACAAGACCGAGGCTGTGAACTACAAGGAGATCACGATCAAGAAGTGGCGCAAGGCCACCTCTGCTGAAGCGATCACCGACCGTGGCTACGATCAGGCGGTGGAAATGACCACCGATGAAATGCTCAAGGATGTGCAGAAGGGCATCCGCAAGAGTTTCTTTGACTTTCTCTCGACTGGCACCGGCGCGGTGAGCGGTAAGAACTTCCAGACTGTTCTTGCGCAGGCTTGGGGCAATCTGCAGGTGCTTTTCGAGGATGACGAGATCGGCGCGGTCTACTTCATGAATCCGCTGGACGTTGCGGATTACCTGTCTACGGCCAACATTACCGTGCAGACCGCATTCGGCATGAGCTACGTCGAGAACTTCCTCGGCCTCGGCACGCTCATCATGAACGCCAGCGTCCCCAAGGGTAAGATTTACGCCACGGCAAAGGACAACATTGTCCTTTACTACATCCCCGTCAACGGCGCCGATCTGCAGGAGGTCTTCACCTTTACCACCGACGCGACCGGCTACATCGGCATCCATGAGGAGCCTGATTACACCAACATGACCGCATCGGACACCGTCATCAACGGCATGGAGCTGTTTGCTGAGCGCATTGACGGCGTGGTCGTTGGCACCATCGACAACGGCACGCTCGGCTCTTTGACGGTTACCTCCGCCGCTGGCTCCAAGAGCGGCGATACCAAGCTGACCGTGTCTCCAGCAAAGGCCGCTGCGGGCAACAAGTATAAGTACACGTCCGGCTCCTCTGCCGCGACCGTCGCTTACGGTGACAACGTCGCCGGTTGGAACGATTGGGACGGCAAGAGCGACCTGACCATTGCGACCGGCCAGACCGTGACCGTGGTCGAGTGCGACGGCAACTACCACGCGCTCAAGAGCGGCAACGCGAGCGTGACCGCAAAATGATAAGGAGGGCAGCGTGATGCTTGAACAGGTCTTACGGCACTTGAACAACTGGTTCCTCGTGGACATTCACGAGGGCACGTTCACCGTGGAGAATGGCAGCATTACGCTGCCCTTTCTCCTGACCAATCAATATTTCCGCATCGTCGGCTCTGTGTTTAACGACGGTCTGCATCAATACCCAGCGACCGACCTGACGGACGAAACCTTTACCGGTACGGTGTGGGCGCTGGCGGTGCCGAAGGCGGTCGTGACGCTTTCCATAGACATTGCCGCATGGGAAGAAAAGAACGGTGAAGCCGTTTTAAGCCCTTACACGAGCGAGAGCTTCGGCGGGTACAGTTACACCAAGGCAAGCGGCGGAAAGGCTGACACAAGCGCTGTGACGGGCTGGCAGGGCGCTTTCAGAGGCCGGTTAAACGACTGGCGCAAGCTCAAGGGGGTGGAACCGTGAGTTTACTCGACGATTTCGCAAGCAAATGCGTGCTGATGGAAAAGACGCGAACGCCGGACGGCGCAGGCGGCTACATCGTCGCATGGGCTGAGGGCGCGGAATTTCTCAACTATCAGGCGCTTGACACCTCGATGGAAGCCCGCAGGGCGGAAAAGGAGGGCGTGACCTCGGTATATTCCGCACTGGTCAACAAGACTGTTCCCATCGAGTATAACGACTATTTCCGCGACACGTCCACCGGCAACACTTACCGCGTGACCTCGAATCCCGAGGAAAAGGCCGCGCCGAGGTCTGCGGGTGCGATCATTAAGGCACTAAAATTCTTTACCGCGGAGCGAAAGGAGCTGCCGAAATGACAAAGGACAAGGCGCTCCACGCGTGGTTTTCCCAATTTCTCCCGGCATATCCCACCTCCAATGTGCCGGAGGACGCGGTTTTCCCGTGGCTGACCTATGAGCTTATCACAGGCTCATGGGAGAGCGGCAAAATCGCGCTGACGGTCAACCTCTGGTACTACACCGAGAGCGAAGCAGTACCCAACGCAAAGGCGCAGGAGATCGCCGACGCCATCGGCATGGGTGGAACGTTTGTCTTTTACGATGGCGGCGCGATGTGGATCACGCGTGGCTCCCCGTGGTGCCAGAACATCACGGACGAGAGCGACAAGAACATCAAGCGGCGGTATCTCAATCTTACCGTTGAATACCTGTCGCAAAACTGATGAAAGGACAACGACATGAAATTTACCAAAATTCCTGTTGATACATTTCAGAAATTGCAAATCAACGCCGGTGTTTTGACGACCGACTTCACGCCTGCAACTGGCACCATCGGCGAGGCGGGGCAGATTGGTGCGACGACCGGCGGCGTCAACTTCTCGGCGACTCCGGAATACTCGGACTATGGCGAGGACATTGACAACTGCCCCAAGAACACGAAGGAACTGAAAAAGCTCGATTCGTGGGAGGCAAAGGCGAGCGGTACGTTTGTCAGCGCCGATACCGCCGTTGCAAAAAGCCTGTGCGGCGCTGCGGACATTGACAGCAGCGACACCACGAAAGTAACGCCGAGAAACGATGTGCTTGAAAAGGATTTCGCGGATATCTGGCTGGTAGGCGATTACTCCGACAAGAACGGAGACGCAAATGGTGGCTTTATCGCAATCCACCTGATGGATGCGCTGTCCACCGGCGGATTCCAGCTTCAAACGGCGGACAAAGGCAAGGGCCAGTTTGCCTTTGAGTATACGGCGCACTATTCCATGAGCGCGCAGGACAAGGTCCCGTTTGAAATCTACATCAAGGCCGGTACGGCGGAGGCGTAAATGAAACTTTCCGACATTCAGGGCGAGCGCGTCTTTGACGTCATCGCGGATATCATCGACCCGATTGCCAACATTGCGGAGGACGATGCGGCATCCGCAATGTTCAAGAGAGAGAAGCTGCCGGAGGGCATGACGGTGAAGCAGTTTGCGACGCAGAGGGCGCGAAAAGCGCTCCCTGCGTTGCTCAAGGGACACAAGGGTGACATCATTGCTATCCTTGCCGCCATCGATGGCGTGAGCGCAGAGAGCTACAAGGGCACGCTGAACCTCGTCAAGCTGATGCGAGACGCAACGGAACTTTTGACCGATGAAGCATTCGGCGCGCTTTTTCTCTTAGCGCAGAGCGGGGAATCCTCTGGCTCTGCGCAGGAGAATACCGAGGGCGAAAACAAGTAAAGCCGTTCCTGCGGTACTGTGTGGCGCGGCTCAATGAGAAAGCAAGAAACGACGCATACCGCATTTATGTGACGGACGCGCTGCGCATTGTGGCCGAAAACACGGCCAGATACGCGGGCGGGAACTACATCAAGGCGCGATACGCGGACATTATTGAGCCGAAAAAGCAGGACAACAGAACGTGCGAAGAGATTACCGCCGATGTGGTCGCGCGGTGCGGATTGGTGGTGAAGCATGAATCTACTTGATTTATTTGTAAAAATCAGCGTAGACGACGGAGACGTAGACAAGGGCTTTTCGGAAACAAGCAGCAAGGCGGAAACGCTTGCTAGCAAACTGAAAGGCGGGCTTGCTACGGCGGCAAAGGTCGGCGGCGCTGCGATTGCGGCGGCTGGCGCAGCTGCGATTGCCATTACAAAACAGGCCGTAGAAAATTACGGCGAATACGAGCAGCTTGTTGGCGGCGTGGAAACGCTTTTCAAGTCCTCTGCCGATACCGTGATGCAGTACGCCGCGAACGCATATCAGACGGCGGGCATGAGCGCGAACGAGTACATGACTACCGTGACGGCATTTTCTGCGTCTCTGCTGCAATCGATGGGCAACGACACGGATGCGGCAGCAGAAAAGGCAAATCTGGCCATTACCGACATGTCGGACAACGCAAATAAGATGGGCACGGACATGCAGTCCATCCAGAACGCCTATCAGGGCTTCGCCAAGCAGAACTATACCATGCTGGACAACCTAAAGCTGGGCTATGGCGGCACAAAAGAAGAAATGCAGCGTCTTTTGGACGATGCAAATGCTCTGAATGCCGCACAGGGCAACTACACCAATTACACCATCAGTAGCTACGCGGATATCGTTGACGCTATCCATACCGTGCAAACGGAGATGGGTATTACAGGCACGACGCAGCTGGAAGCCAGCACGACGATTCAAGGCTCTATCGCGTCGATGAAAGCCGCGTATGACAACTTTATCACGGGGCTGGGTGACGAAAACGCCGACATGGCGGAACTCACCACGAATCTCTTAGGAAGCACCGTGACGGTTGCGGAAAACCTCTTACCGGTCGTTGAGAAAATCCTTGAAAACATCGGCGTTGTGGTGCAGGAAAAAGGCCCTGAAATGATCGAGAAATTCGTTGGCTATGCCGTCGAAAAACTTCCGCAGGTCATTGAACTGGGCATGAAGATGGTGTTGGCGATTGTCAGCGGGCTTGCTGATAATTTGCCGCAGATCGTTCGGTCGGTGCTTGACATGATGGCGACCATTGTAAAGACCTTTGTTTCTTCGCTCCCCGATATCGTAGACGTCGGCAAGCAGATTGTGAAGGGCCTGTGGGAAGGTATCAAGGCAATGGGCAGTTGGATCAAGAATAAAATCGGCAGCTTCTTCTCTGGAATTGTTTCAGGCGTAAAAAGCAAGCTGGGGATCCATTCCCCGTCCCGCGTATTTGCGGGAATCGGCGAGAATATGGCGCTTGGTCTCGGCGAGGGCTGGGACAACGAGTATGGCGATATCAAGCGGAATATCACGAGCAACCTTGATTTTGGAACGGCGAGCATCGGCGCGGAACGGTCTGTTTCTGGGAAATTGCAGGGCGCAATTTCTTCCCTCAGCGGTATGGGCGGCGATATCAACATCGTTGTGCAGTCCGTGCTTGACGGGAAGGTAATCGGCGAGACGGCATACAAATACAACAGGCAGCTCCAACGAGCAATGGGGGTGTAAATGGATATCACGCTGAAACTCGGCGCGCTTGACGTGCACGAAAAGGTATCTACTTACTCCGCCCAGCGCGAGGTGAGTTACGGAAAGATCATTGTAACGATGGACGATGTGGAGCACGCGGTGCGAAGCAAAGATCGCTATGTTGTGGCGTTCTCCCTCTTCCCAATGACGGAGGACGAGGCGACGGCTTATTGCAATGCGCTGCGCGCATCGACCGTTGAGGTGACATTTTCCGACCCATATACCAAGACGGACGTGGTAAAAACAATGCGCGTGACGAGCAATCTTGACGCGGCGTTTGCGCTTTTGTCCGTTGACGGGAAACGTAGGTATAAGAGCGGAGAGATACAGTTGAGGGAAATCTAATGCACAGTGTAAGTGATTTGTACTTATCGCTGCTTGCCGACAAGAATCATCGCGTAGAAACCAAATTAAGCATTTTGGGGGTGGAATATAGTCAATCGGACATCGTAAAAAACAGTTTACGAGTGTATGGCGGACTATATTCCACCTTTGGTATCGGTAATTGTTCGGCGCGGCAAATCGACGTCGAGCTTTATCCAAAAGGCACGATTCCGCGGCAGGCAAAAATTGAAGTATTTGCGCGGCTGCGGCTGGGCGAGCAGGTGAGCGAATGGATCCCGAAGGGAGTATTTTTCTTTTCCACGCGCAAGACTGACCGTATCACGGGCGTTTTGAGCGTGCACGGATATGATGCGATGCTCAAAGCCGAGGAGACGTGGCTTGACAGCAGCTATGATGCAAAGACTTGGCCGATGCCGGCGGCGACGGCGGTCGCCGACATTGCAGCGCGCATGGGGGTGGCAGTGGACAGCCGCACGGTATTGGATGCGGCGTTCCCCGTGCAGTACCCGGTGGACGACAAGGGAGATATGACGATGCGCGAGGCGCTTGGGCGTATCGCGGTCGCCAACGCGGGAAACTGGACCATCACGGACGAGGGAAAGCTGCTGCTGGTCGGTCTCAACTCCATGCCCGCTGAGACCCACTATCTTATCACGGAGACCGGCAGCGCCATCACCTTTGGCGGCGTGCGCATCCTTGTGTAAGGAGGGCAACATGGACAAAACCTATTTAGGGCGGCGGCTGGCGAAGTTTTCCCCCGGCATCGCGTCGCAGCCCATCTCCAAGGTGGAGCTGCTGAACGATACCGGCGATGTGGTCGGTGTGTCCGGATCGGACACCGGGCGGACGCTGACGGCCTTGCAGCCGGACGGCACGAATGCGATGGCGGCGGCGATCCTCGCCAAAGTCTCCGGCTACAAGCACGTTGGATACGAGGGCAGCAAAGCGCTGCTTGACCCTGCGGTGGAGCTTGGCGACGCGGTGACGGTAGACGGGCTCTATGTGCCGCTCATCGCGCTGGACATGACGTTTGATCCACTGCTCGCGCCGGACATCTCCGCGCCGGACGCGGACGAGCTGGACGACGAGTACCCGTACAAATCCGCAACGCAGCGGCAGATCGAGCGCAACATGGCCAAGACTCGGTCGCTCATCACCAAGACCAGCGAGGAGATCATGCTCAAAGTCGAGGGAATCGACGGCAAGTACACTGAGGTCAAAACCACGCTGGACGGCCTGACGGTGACGGACGCGAGCGGCACGACCCAGATCA